TAACCCCTGTCTGACGATATGTCAAGTTAGGACTCGCTTCGCTTCTCTTTAGCTGACTTGCTTCAACACGAGGTTGGTCAGCTCTAACTTGCTGTGTTCCTGAAGGTTTTGCCATTATTGCACCTGTTTAAGTTGCGGTTTACCCTCTTGCGGTTTGCCCTCTTGCTTGGGCTGCTGGGCTTGAGCCTGCTGTGCTTTTGCCTGTTTCTCTTCCATTTTCTTCAAACGGTCTTTGAGTTCTTGCTTCATTGGGGGTTCCAACAAATCAAGCAGAGATTCTTTGTCGATAGCCTGCGCCTTGAACAAGTTGAAGGCCAACTGACGCAAGTCTTCCGTAAAGATTGGAGAATTGGAGTGAGCGTCCACTTTCACAACAAAATCTTTGGTAAATTGTTCTGCAATGAACATATTCCCCTGAGAATCTTTGAAGTGATTGTTATCGTAGATTTGCATACACTTGAGGAACAAGGTTGCAAGTTTTTCCAAACTGTCTTCGATTATTAACGCCCGTTTCTTAGCACGGCTAGAACCAAGACGAGCCAACTGAGAAGCATGACCACTGGAGCGAACACCTGATTCTCCTTTACCTTGTAAAACACTCACCATGCCAGAGGCTTCCTCGAACATGGCATCAATTTCGTAAATCTCTTTGAACAAATCCTGCGGGATAGTGGGCGCTAACTTCTCTACCTTAGCATTAGGCATATCGGTTGCCAAGATGCCGCCTGCACGGTTTAGAGCAAAGTTCTTTTCATCCAAGATGCCGGTAAAGCCAATCAGGGCTGTGGGCGGCGAGACTTGTTTTGACATCAAGTCCAGAATCTCAGACATCCGTTTGTTACGCAGTTGCTGCAAATAAACCAGGCGTGATACTTCAGACGCACCCCAGAAGTAGTCGTACAGAGGGTTAGGACAGATTTGAACGAACGGCAACTCGCCTTTCAAGAAGACGGTTTCTCCAGGACGGTCATAGATGATTACGTCTGGGTCTGCCTTGGTAACTACTTGGTAGTCTTTGCTGTCATCGTTCCCCACCCACAACTCGGTCATCTCAACCGTGTCCTCAGACACAGTAGCACGGTAGCGGTTTTGCCCCGACAAATCCAAGTTCACATTACCGTACATGGTTGGATTGGACTGAGACAAAATGATTCTCTCAATCCCATCGTTAACCTCTGTGCGCTGGTGAGCCATTGAACTCACTCGCTTAACAATCGACTCACGATTCGGATGTGAATACAGTCGGTCAAATAATTCCGACTTGGTGATGTAATACTTTTGGACAATTGCTTCTTGTCTGTCGAGGTAGGGAATGTCTTCTCGCAGAACGCCCATCGTGGTTGGCTCCACCATGTAGGGGTGAATGCCGTTGTTGATAACCAGCTTAACGAATGTAGAGTTGTAGGCCAGTGACCAGGCGGTAGCTACAGAAAATACTTGGTCAGCATTGGAGTTCAGCCACTCGTCATTAAGCGCACGGTTCAGGGCTGGGACTTTGATTTGCTCTTGCTCAGGGACAGCGGCTCCGAGGTTGATGGAGAAGCGGGTTGTCTCGGCAGAGTAGAGGAACGAGGTTAGTTGGTCAACGTGAGGATAGATTTTGTTGAACAGGGCAGGAGCTTCGTCCGGCCCGTTCCCAAACAAGTACCAACTCCGCAGGGAAGCATAATCAGTTTTGCGTTCTTCGTAAGATGCTTGACACTTCTTGATGAGGTCAAGATAGAACATCTCACGGTCTACGGGGTTGGATGGGATTCTCATTCGGTTTTAACCTGTAGGTTGTCTTGGTCTGCAATGTAACTTGCGGCCTTGGGTCCCGTCAAGTTGCCAGCATCTTTGGGGTTGAATCCAACAGACTCCCCCTTGATGGATTGTACAGCCCGACCAGCGAGGATGGATTGCATATTTAGACCTTGGAATCCCCCGCCCCAAATAGCGTTATCCCCTGCTCTTGCCTCTTTTGCGGCAGGAATTTCGGGATTTATGCCTGCTTTTTCCATTTCGTTGGCTCTTTGCCGTCCAATTTCGGCTTCAGCGTCCAAAGCAAGCTGATATTGCTTGTCTGTGAGCTTATTATCCTTTTTCAGGTATCCAGACTGGCTTTCACCCTCTTTTACGGTCTTAATGTCGGTCATTCCGAAGTCAGCAGCCAATCCATCCCGTGTTTTGTCGATATTCTTGGTTTTATCGGACTTTAGGGCCACTGGCTTGAGGTGAACGATAGATATTTCACCATTGCAGTGCTTGATGGGGCATTTTGCGTCCCATCCCTCGAATATTCCGTGATTTGAACAGTAGTAGTCTCGTAATACAGCCATTTTTACCCTCTCAATGCTTCTTCAAGCGTTATGTCACTGTAGTCATGCCGGTTTTTAAGCCCGACAGTAACCTTTATTCCCTCGGCAGTCAGCGACAACCCCATGCTCTTAACTATGGGCGGTTGTGCCTGTTTTCTATATTCGACAAATTTAGTTTTGTCCCTATTCCTCATTACCCTTACATTGCCAGCCCTCCATTCGTTATATGCCTTGCTTGCCCGTCTTTGCACCATCTCCGTCAGCGGCTCAGACTCATCTATGAAGACGCAGCGCAGGTGATACTCGTGTACACCGCACAAATCGGCAAAGAGAGAGATGCTGATGCCCCTATCTTTGTCCTGAAAGAACTTCTTCATTATTCGTTTGAGTTCGGATTTGGGTAAAACGTCCATATCAGGCCCCGTACATTCCAATCTTCTTGAGGTAGTCGGACACATTACGCCCTGTAGCCAACTGCTCAGGGGTGTAATCCTCGTGCGTCTTGCTTACAGCACGGGTTAGCTTTTGAGCAATCAGGCGTGGCTGAAGCTGCTCGGCAAAAGCAACGGTTGCCAGGGCTGCTGCAATCACTCTGTCGTCCTTGCTGCGGCCTGGTGCGCCGATAAACCCGTTCTCACGGACGATGCTCTTCATTTCCTCAAGCGTGTCCATGCTGTATATCTTCATCATCTCCCGTTCAAAGTAGTCCTTCATGTAGGACAGCATACGTTCTTTGGTAGAGCTTGTTGTGAGGAAGCCGATGGAGTTGGACACGCCGCCCAGACTGTCGTTGCGCCTCCACAGATAGTTTTGCATAGAGCCGAGAACATCCATCAGGTCCCGACCTTGTGCGCCGCCGATACTTGCAGCGGTGCGCCGCAGGTTACGCAACTCGTTGATGACTGCTTGACCAGGGCCGTTGACCTCAAGGTTAAGTGTGGAGTTCTTGTAAGCGCCTGCAAGGTGAGAGATGACCCAAGCGAATTGGTAGGTGTTCATCTCTGAGGTTGCAAACTCGGCTACTTGGTCAAGTCCATCGGCGTAGCAGCGGAACACTTGTATGCAAAATCGGTCAGCCCAATCTGAAGACCCGTAAGCAGGGTCAGCACCGATAACGTAATACGCAGTGTCGATAGGCTCTTCCCAAACCTTGAGCGTAGCCAGTCGTTCAGTTGATTTAAGGACTTCCGTATCTTGGAACTGAGCGCCGAAAGCATATCTGTAAGCGTCATAGTCTGTTTTCTTTGCAACCTTGGCAGCGTCCGTGCAACGGCTGTTGGAAAAGAAAGAAGTGCCGGTCATCACAAAAGCATAGTCCTCTGTAGGCGGGAACTCTTGGTACATGAGGCTTTCATCCTTGATGCCTTCTGCCATCTTCCAGCGCCACCACGCCATTTGACGTGAGTTGATTTCAAAGCCGTAGAGCTTTTTGATTTCCTTGACCCACTCTTTCTCCTCGCCTGTTAGTTTGCCATCCCAGTACACCTTGTAGATGTTGGACTCAGCAGGGACGGTGTAGAACTCGTTGCGCCACCAGCCACAGAAGATAGCCCGTTGTGTACGGGCGTTCTTAGCGGTCTTGTACATATCGTGGAACATATTGAAGCCTTGAGCTGTGCTCTCGAACATATACAGGCGTTCAGGGTTCTTCTCCGCTAGTGAGGCAATGAGTGAGGCTAGTCCTTCTTCGTTTCCCCACGAGGCAGTCTCCGTCCCGTGTAGGTAAGTAATAGCCTTGCCCTGCCCCAGACGAGATTTATTCCCCGCAATTTGATAGAAGAGCCTCGAGCGATTTTTGAGAACCATCTGGTTTCTATTGTGGGCAATAAGTGGTATTTTGTATTCCTTGGGTAAACCCTCCATGTACATCGCAAGTGTGCTTCTGAACATATCTCGGTTGTCTTCCGTATCATAAAACAAAGAACCCTGCCACCCAGGATGGGTGAACTGCCAATATAAGTCGAGAGCCAGGGAAATGGTTGTAATGCCCAACTGTCGCCCTTTGAGAATGACGAAGAAGTGGATGTCATCTTCTAATCCTTTCGCAATTTCACCCATAGTGTAAGTCTGAGTACCCAGCAGAGTACCCATCTTCTTCAGCCCTTCCTCCTTGGTTTCGATTTTGAGTTCGGAGCAGAACTTGTAGAAGTGTTGAAGGTTAAAGTTCACGGGACAATCTTTCCGTTGTAGTCATCAAAAGATGAGCGCATATCCAAAGTAGAGAAAGTTCCGGCAACAATCTCGTTACAGCGTTGAGAAAAGAGGTCTACGTTTTGCTGGTATCTGCCTTGGTAGAGATGGTAGACCCCGCCACGAAAGTGTGTGCCAATCCCGTAGAGTCCGTAGTTACCAAGCCGCCAGGCTCCCTCCAACGGTTCACGGTCCCAGTGGGTAGGGTAAAGACACGAGTACCGTTTTCCAAGACCCTCGGCGCAGAAGCTGACGTTTTGGGCAACATCTGCTTGTTGTGTTTCACTAAATGTTGGTCTTCCAAGTTCATTCCATGTTTCCCTGTGAATAAAGAAAAAAGCAGGAGCAGCAAAGATATGCCCCTTGTATTGAAGATGATTGCTTGCCTGCGCTATGCCCTGAAATGACTTATTCGTGTAAGCATAGTCTATGGCCTGCTTGACCACATCCTTATTTGTCGGCACACAGTCTGCATCCAAAAAGCCCACAACATCCGCTGTAGAGCCTTGAAGGATTGTGTTCATCCAATGTCCATGCGGCGTATTCTCCATGCAATACACCACTTCCAAACCCAGGTGATGCGTAACCCCAAAATGGGACTGGAGCATCGCAGGATTTGTGTTATCCCACGCCAAACAATAAATCTCAGTCCGCATACGCTAACTCTTTAAACTTGGCATAAGAAATGTGATGAAAGCCCTTCTCGTCATTAACAAGCACACGAGAATCTTCTGGCGGGACCTGACCATTCCACTCGTAGTGACAAGCAAGCGTAGTCTCGTAATTAACAGTCGCATGAGGACTTCTCACAATACGCTGCCCACTCGTCTTGACCGCATTCCAAAACATCCTGTCAACTACATACGCCAACTTCTTTCCCTGAAACAACCAGGCAGCAAAAGTAGGGAAAACATCTCTGTGCAACAAATAACAGTTGGTATCGTTAAACGCATTCCCGTCTGACTCCGTATCCACAGCCATGAATGTCCCATCAGGTCTGTAAAGGTTTCGAGGACAAGTAACAACACTAGCCCCTGTAGAAGCCATACTCTCCACCAACTGCTGAACATGATTAGGCTCCAACCAACAATCAGCATCAAGCAACACAATAGCGTTAAAGCCCTGAGCTTCAGCAGCTATAGCGCCTACAACTCTGGGAGAGTTACCGCTGTCTCCAATGTTGGGAAGGCGTATATGCTCACAATGCCAAGTGTCTATGTAATGCTGGGCAAACCCGTCAGCAACCATAAAGTGCTTAACATCCTTGTAAGTCTGGTTAACAACAGACTGGTTACACCTCGCCAACACATCTGGCTTTTCCCTGTAGTAGGGAGTCACAACTGCTACCTTCATGTAAATCCTTTCTCATCACCTGGTTTTCCCCTGTTCCCCTTAGCCCACGCCTGGTCACATATCTCCTGAACCCTGGCCCTGTAAGACGGTCCATAAAACTTTATGTGGGCTAACATCTCCTCCCGCCCAAAACGGTCCCTAATCGCCAGCAAAACCCTCACAGCACCCTTTTGCTCACGACTTAGGCTCACGAGCTAACCCCCTCCAACATACCTCCTGGTCAGGAAGACGCTTACCATCCGCCCTCACCCACCACTTACCATCCCAACTACACAACACACTCAAGAAATCAGAACCTATCTCGTAAAGACCAACCCTCTCAGGCTTTACCCAAAACGGATACCAACGAGTCACCCCAAACTCCCGCTTCAGCCTATTCGCCATACCCTCACCCCATCCTCTACCTTCCTAGTCTGAAATTTCCACCCCAACTTCTTACTAGCCCGATAACAAGCATTCAACACCTTCTGCTTATCCCCACTACCCTCCACAGGTACACAAAAAGAATCCCCTACCTCCATCTCCTCAAAAGGATACGCATAACGCACCGTCTGCTTAGGGGGACTCATCCCTTTCTCTATCGTTAACTCTTGCATATATCTTCTCTCCTCATAAACAACTATACCACTACTACAGACGAAAAAAAAGCCCACCATCTAGGTGGGCTAACTTCTCTCGGAGAAAGAGACAGAACGACCAAAAGAAAATGAACTTGCGGAAAGTATAAATTTTTTTTGGGGGGGACGCAATGTGGGGGTCACACCCCACTCCCCCCTAAACCCAATTCAACGTGGCCTTGCGTCTTGCGTGTCATCATCGAGCAGAATCATCACCGGCCATTTGAGAGCTGCGTGTCATCACTAGGCTTTTCACCGTTGCTGGGTGAGAGAAAGGTGGAAACCCCCATTCAATTCTAAGAGCTGTGGTGGTTGTCCTAAGACTATATAAGATTACACTACACTTAGTAAACTTACATTCTAAGATTATAAGATTGTATAAGACTATAACACATAACTT